GGTCCAAGCGGTCAGTTTGGGCCTGTCACGCTTGAGGATGATTTAAGGCGGATTGCACTTAAAAACGATTTACTTGAGGAAGAGACACGCATTCGGCGTGCTAACGCAAAAGAAATCAAGCGTCAGGCGAGTGAACAGAAGCGTAAGAACGATCAGGATGAGAGGGAAACTAAGAGCAGGCGTCAAAACCGGCTTCGGGACATAACTGCTGGCATTGGTTTCCCAATTCTGTTTGGCGGAGGTCCTGGCGCGATTGCTGGTGGTGCATTAGGGGCACTCGGCGGATTTGGACCAAGTATCTTGCTAAGCGCTATTGGCACTCAGCTTGACAAGCTGGGTGTTGCAGCAATGGGGCTGGGCAAAGCGTTAGTGCAGCCAACCCAAAATCTTGAACAATTAGTCGCATCACTTGGCAAAGCCGGGCGTGATTTTAAGGTTCAAGCTTCTTTACTGACCGATCTGGGGCTTGACTCTGTTGCTGCGCTTCAAGCCCGTAAGAACTTTGAGGCGATCTACGGCACTGAGACGCTTAAAAAACTAGACGACCTTGGATTTGCATCGAGAGATTTTACTGATTCGCTTGCCGAGCTAGGCGTTCGCCTTACTGCATTTGTAAGCGGTCCACTTGGCCAGTTCCTTAAAGCTATGAGCCTTCAAATGGGCTCTGGAACGGCTCAGGGCCAGCTAGCGGAACTTGCCCAGCCGATCGCATTGCTTGAGGGAGAGCTTGCTGGGGCGGAAAACGCACGCGACGAAGCTAAAGATCTTGCCGATCGAGGTAAGTTTGCTGATCAAATTTTAAGAATCAACGAAAAATTGATTCCGCTAAAAGCCCGACAAAAAAGCTTACAAGAAAGCATTAACGCTGGGACTAAAGAAGAAGCGACAACTGCTGAAATTATCAAAAGTCGCTATAAGGCAATTACCGATTTAGCCAAAGAGCGCACCAAGGTCGAGAAGATTACGCTTACTGCTCGCCGCGATACGCTGGCTGCAGAGCAGGCTGATTTGGCGATCAAGGAAAACGCCAACAAGCTTGATATTGCAAGGCAAAACTTACAAGCACAGACTGACTTAAAAGAAAAAGGGGACAAAAAGGAAATAGCCCGATTAACTAATCAAATTGGCGAATTAGAGGAAAAAGATCGACAGCTTAAGGCTCGGAAAGGGAATGCAATTACCAGCGCTCAACGAGCAATCTTGAAGGACAATTTGAATCTAATTATTGAGCAACGTGATCGAACGATTGAAAGTGCCCAGGCAAGCAACATGTTGCTGCGTACGGCAAAAGGCGCCAACACTGTTTACCACCAAGATATTGACCTGATTTACGAACGGCTTAAAGCGGACAAGGAGAACCTTAGAGATCGGGAGCGTATTGAAAAAATTGGTGTTACTGAAAACGAAATTCTTGAGAAAATTACAGCAAAGTACAAACTGCTAAACGATCTCGCCTCACAACGAGCTGATCAAGCTGCATTGGTGCGTAGGCAGGAAGAGGCTGCATACCAGCTAGCCCAACAGCGTTTCCAGCAAGAGAGAAGCACTGCTGCTTTGCAGGCGCAAATTGAAGCGGATCAACAAATCCGACAAATGGATCCAGCTCGAAGCTTTGGGTTCTTTTCTCAAGGCATGGGCTTTTTTGGCGGCAGCTTTGAGATGCAAGCCAATCAGGCGCTTGCGTACGAAGAGCAGTTGATGAGCCTCAACAAACAGTTGACGGACACCAACGCGAATCTGCAGATTTTCGCTTTGGCACCGCAGGTGCGCGAAGGATTAGAGCAGCAGCGAACTCGAATTGAAGATTCAATCAAAAGCTTCCAGCGTTATCAGCCAGAAATTGACAAAGCTGCATTGTTCCAACAGCGGTTCAATGATGCGTTGGCTTTGACGGCCCCTGTGACGGATTCAATTACCGAGAGTTTGTCAGCTGTGATTGATGGAACGCAAACCGCTCAGCAAGCATTTGCGAATTTCCTGCAGAGTATTGCTGACATGCTGGCTGATGTTGCTAAGCAGATGATTGCTCAGTACATCGCAATCGGCATTGCTCGGATGTTTGCGAATGTGCCAGGCACAAGCAGCAATGGGATGTTTGGTGCTGGAGCGCCTACGCAGACCTTTGCAGGGGAAGGAATTTTTACGGGAGCAGGTCCATTTCAATTTGGCGGCGGCATGGCAAGTGGTGGTCGCGTTTCAGGCGGCACCTCATACCTTGTCGGAGAGAAAGGCCCTGAGATGTTTACCCCTGGAGCGAGCGGCACGATTACGCCCAACCATGCAATGGGTGGAATGGCTTCCAACATTGTGGTTAATGTGGACGCATCCGGCAGTAGCGTTGAGGGTAAAGGTGATGACCAGAAGCGCCTTGGCGAAGCTATTGGCATCGCTGTCCGTCAAGAACTGATCAAGCAACAGCGTCCTGGAGGCTTGCTTGCCTAATGGCTACCTTCCCCTCAATCACACCTGCTTACGGCGCACAAAAAACCAGCCGTCCCAGGATGCGGACGGTTCAATTCGGGGATGGTTACCAGAGCCGTTTGACCTACGGGATTCCAGATCACATGAACCCGAAGGAGTGGAACCTGACTTGGAACGTATCCGAAGCTGATGCAGACACGATCGAAACGTTTTTGGATGCACGGGCTGCTGATGCTGCCAGTTTTGATTGGACACCTGTAGACGAGACGACCGCTTACAAGTGGATCTGCTCTCAATGGAGCAAAACCATTCCGTACACAGGCCGAGCCACTATTACGGCAACGTTCAAGCAAGTATTTGAGCCCTAATGGCTGTACCTGTTTCCGAGCTACAGAAGATCAATCCAAGCAGCATTATTGAGCTGTTTGAATTGGAGATCAACGCGGCAGTCCACGGAGCTGATTTCACTTATCGGTTTCACGCCGGGACTAGCCCGTACAACAGCAACGGCAATGTTGTGTGGGACGGCAACACGAATAGCGCTTTGCCGATCGAGGCGGAAGGGTTTGAGTACAAGGCAGAAACCGGATCGCTGCCTAGGCCAAGGATTCGCGTTGCCAATTTGTTAGGCAGTATTACAGCAATTCTGCTGGATGTGAATACAACCACAGCAGGCAATGATCTGACTGGAGCAAAACTGACCAGGATTCGCACGTTGCTGCGGTACTTGGATGACGCAAACTTCCCTGATGAGAGCAGCAACCCATTTGGGACGGCAGATGCTACCAGCAAGTTTCCTGATGAGATCTACTACGTTGCCCGAAAGGTTACGGAAACTCGGGACATGGTGGAGTTTGAGTTAGCAGCAGCGTTTGACCTTGCTGGTGTTCGCGCTCCAAAACGTCAATGCAGCGCCAACCTATGTCCTTGGATTTACAAGGGTTCGGAGTGTGGGTACAGCGGCAGCAGCTACTTCGACGAAAACGACAAAGCTGTCACGGATGTAGCTGACGACGTATGTGGCAAAAAGCTAAGTAGCTGTCAGGCAAGATTTGGCGCTACTGCTGAACTACCCTTTGGGGCGTTCCCAGGCATTGGTGCGTTCAATACATGAAGGCAGCGGCTAGAGCGAAAGCACTTGAGCACGCAAAAGCGGAGGATCCGCGTGAGTCATGTGGTTTGCTCGTCGTCGTTAAAGGGCGGGAGAGGTATTGGCCATGTAAAAACTTGGCTGAGGGAAACGAGTTTTTCATACTCGATCCAGTCGATTACGCTGCCGCTGAGGACAAGGGTGAAGTCGTAGCAGTCATCCATAGTCATCCTGTTACGCCGCCGATTCCCAGTGAAGCGGATCGGATTGCGTGTGAGAAGTCTGAGCTGCCTTGGTACATCGTGAATCCAAAGCTGGAGACATGGGGTGAATGCAAGCCTGAAGGGTACAAGGCGCCGCTGATCGGGCGGTCATGGGTGTGGGGCGTAACTGACTGTTGGACGCTGGTGCGCGACTGGTATGCAGAGCAGGGGATTGAGTTGAGGGATTGGGACAGGCCAACGACACCTGAGGAGTTCAACGAGCAGCCGATGTTTGACGATTGCTGGGAGGAGAT